CTTGGGTCATTGGAGGACCAACAACGTCCACAACCCTCATGAGGATGTTTCTGTTGTTCCGATAGTTAGACCAGTACTTTACCTGTGGCTTCAACTACCGCTATTCGTCCCTTTCCCATCAAAATCATTCGGACAGGGCAAACATGAGCTCACACTCAATAATGCCTTGTAAACCAAAAGTGGCCTGACCGAAATAGTCAAAGCAACCAGATGCTTAGACTCCTAACACCCATAGACACAGTTTGAACATCACCGCGATAAATGGTTAGCTAAGAGGTACACCTGTGAAGCAACGGAATTCTGAGATGGACTCTGAATTCTTGAGTTTCGATCAGATACGTCCCAACAATCTTGATGCAGGTTGGCTCGAGAGCCCTGTGAAGAGCACGGTGCTCCAAATCACTAGGGATGTTGCAAAGCAGCTGCGAATTCTGCCCATACCGTGGGTTAATGCAACGTTTCAGCGCAAACCTCTTTGCGTTGTGCGTTCCTCTCTTTCAACATTTTGATCTCAAGAGGCAATCCCTGACTCCGCTTTTTGAGCAGGTAATCGCATTTCTTCAACAACTTGGTCGGAGTGATCGGCGCCCAATTCAATTCGAGCGTCTTCGCCATTTCGATTCCAACGGGGGTTGCGATCATAACCACGCTGAATTCGTAAGGAGTTGGTTGGGCCGCGCCCACATACCAGGCGAAACAAGGGCGCGCATCAGCTGGAGTTCCATCATCAAATTCAAAGATCACACAACCACTGAATGAAACCATTGTGTTGGCACTATTAATCACAAACTGCATGCCACCTTCACAATGCCCAGAATTCACAAAGAACGCTGAGTCCACATTGCCTGATCCGCCATTGTCATACATGTACCCACTGATCAGGTAGGCACCTGCTGTCTTCGGAACAATTCTCATCCCAACATAATCCCCCGTGTAGTCAACTGACCCGCCCAGGAGATCAAACTGGTCTGATAGAAGATTCACTTTCCTTGTGGTACTCGTTACTGGGCCAACAATCTGCACATCATAGTTGTCGACCACGTCACCTGAAGCATAGGATTGACGACCTTTTGGAGTGTCGAGGGTAGCATCATACTCAACCCACAACTCACCGACAGGAGTGTCATCATTCCCAGCAGCTCTTTCAAGAAGGAAATCCATACGATATGGATCAGTCAACTTCTTGTCAGGCACGTCACCAGTCCTCACAAAGTGTTCTTTCACAACATTGTTCATCTTCTTCTTGTCCATTTTGACCTTGCACGCTTGCCACGCGGCACAGCGAGTCGAATCCGGCCGATTCAACAAGCTAGCCTTATCCATAGTCCCCAGAGTTTCATCTGGTTTGTATGTCGGACAAAGTGCGACCGTTCCCTGAGTGCTGCTCCCTGTGCTTGGCAAATACTCAAACGACAGATTGTGGAACACATACTTCTCAAAGAACTTGGCCACGTCACTAATCCAAGGAAAACTGGCTGTCAAGCCCAAATTCCCTGCCAAAGAAGCGACGCTGGTAATCAAACCATTCGTGTTCGAGACCACCTTAAACAATGGGCTCCCATCAGCAGCGGTAGTTGAACCACCAACATTGCCGATGAATTCACGCTTGTGAACACGAATTGGCTGATTTAGCTTGGTATTCTCAATGCGGCCAATAGCATTGGGAAGCAGACTCTGGCGCTGCATGCCTCTTCCCTTCGCCCGGGAAGTTGAGCCGACCTTTTTCGCAGATCGATGCGAGACCTTATTAGACATCTTAACCCCACCCCTGATGTGGAGTCACAAAGCACAGGGATGACAACGAGTGTCATTGCTTCGCTTAGTGATGTGTTCAAGAGGAAACCACAGATCCTCTAGTTTAGTGGCCGCATCAATCACCGACTCAATTTCAAGTTGCCGTTCAACAGAAATTCCAAACAACTTGGCCCAGTGAACCCGATCAACATCTGTGATCTCAACTGGGACGAACGCACAAGTGGTAGATTCACGGCGAATCATCTCATCCCACCAGTAGTTCGATGACTCGAACACAGCAACTGCATCTCTCAAAATGTCCAACAACTTCAGGGACACCTTTTGTGCAATAGGTGTGAAACGCCCCTGATAGTATAAGGACATGGCCTTGGATTTCAAAATCCCCAATTTCACCGCTGGTTTCGCGTGAAAATAGCCGGCAGTCATTGTATAAAACGTTCTCATAATCTGTTCTGGTTGAATGAGCTGCCTGAGAGACTCCTTGTGCATATAATTGCCACAAAAGGAGGTGTTCGAAATGTCTCTTACCTTGTCGAGCTTGATCACGAAGCCGAATTTGGTGTAGGATGATCCATCAATCACATCCCGAGGGACACCAGTCAATCCATCATCACCTTCAACAAGAGGTTGAACATTCATTGAGTACTTCTTTGCCAAAAAGAGAATGTTCATAAGGTTGCTGAAGCCGTTCCCCAAAGAGGTCCACATCTCCCCTGACATACGACATCCTTGCACCGAGCCACTAAAATAGCGGCTCTTGAGGATTTCCGTCCGTCCTTTCGGATGGAGACGGGACCCTTGGCAAGAGGTGTCGAAGTAGACACTCAAGTAATCATCCAGCAGCACTGGATTGTTTCTGAGGAAGAAACGCCACATCTGGCATTCAACGGCATTGCAGTATTCCGTAGAGAAGCCCGACTCAAACGAAGTGTAGTCAGACACTAGGAACAATGGATTACAACATAATTCGGAGATAAGAGAGGGTTGGAGATGCACGGGTTTTCCCTTCACAAAGAAGCGGCACGTCTTCTCTCCATGAAAGACGCATTTTTCAATTTTGTGACAGGATCCAGCAACCCTGGCTTTGAACCGATCAGATCTGGAGCAAATGAATCTGATAAATTTCGGACCTTCATAACATTCGGTCTTGATATGCACCTTGCAGATCAAGTCCTGAGGATTCAAAGCAGTTTCCCTCAGACTCTCATAGGCAGTTCTCAACTCATCCTTCCTCCACTCTGGGCGGGAATAATGAGCTAAAAACTCCTCAAACAATTCATCTACATCATGACATGTAAGAGGTTCCAATGGAGTGAAGTTATCATTCAGGAACTTCCAAACAAAATTCCCGAGTTCACGCAAAGTGTGCTCATCCGGAGCTGGCATGAGGGGGCCCAATCTCTTTCGAAAAGAAGACAAAAACATCATTGGATCAAATTTTGACCCACAAAAAGGAACATCAGAAAAGCCTGCCACTGACAAAGTTTCAAGATACACATGAATGGAATTACGACCATCTTTCTTAAGCAAGTCATAATTAACTCTCAGTGCACAGCCTGGGCGAACTGGCAACTTGTCCCAACACTTGGGTTGAAAGTTCTTTCTCAAGCGACCTTTCACATGTGGATCTTCTAGAGCACTCATAAAGTTATAGCCATTTTGGTCAGTAACTCCGTCTCTAGTCCACACCTGTGGCGGAACGCGCACCTTACTTCCAGGATACGTTTTCACACCAACCCGACGGAATGGGTTCTTCCCTTGTTTGTCCGTTACCAAAAAACGTCTATCAATGTGGAAATTGTGATCACGAATATCGCGACCATTTGTTCTCCATTTCGCATGGTAGTCAAAAACAGGGGCGTACTCCCACCCAGTTTCCCAGCCCAGTTCCTTTATCAATTCTTCGAAAGAGTAGGCGACGACGCGCCTAATTGAGCCACAGCTCCCAATGGAAAATTCGACTCAACTTTTTGTTCAAACCCCAAATTCAGATTCGCTTCAGCATACTGACGGCTATCCAAAACAGGGGCTTGAAAGCCCAAAGCCCACATATTTTCTGAAAACACAATGTTGGCATAATAAGAGCGCATCTCCATAGTGACAAAACAAGGGTCACTAGTACCAATACGCATGAGTATGTCACCGACACACTTTGGTTGAGCAAGTTGAGGGATCAAGTTGTACGGAACCCCACGCTTCTGCAGGTTGGACACAACCAATCGACACATGTCCAAGCTCGCGCGAGCCTGTTCCGCCACTTCTGACGCATTCACTGACACATTCAGAACGTGGTAAACCTGATTATACCCACCCATCTGGCCAATCGAACGAACAAGATTCACCTGTTGTTTCGATGGAGCCCCGTCAAACGACGTGGTGCACAAAGAAGCCAATGTCATGGTAGGATTATCCCATTGGAGCACTTGGTAACGAGTGATCTGTGAAGCTGATGAACGTGGCTGTTTCAAAGACCACGAATCAACATCATCACCAACCACAGCTGGCCCATCCACATCTGAACGAGCAATCCGCTGCAATTCTCTCTCACACTTAGAGGTATCACTTGAGACCAAATCAAGGAATTCACCGCGAGCGTAAATCTCATGATCATCACACTTGATCACACCCCCTACATCTGGGCTATGGATCATGCGAATGAATCTGGTTTTGGCACGCACATACAAATGTTGCACAACAATGCCTGCAATTCCGGCCAGAGCAGCCAGCACATTGCACACCAGTCCCTTACCTTGAAAATTAGGGATGCAGCCACCAGCAACCTTACCAATCATCGCACCGGTAGTGAAAGCAATCACACCATTAGCGATGACAGGTGCCACCTTAGCACTGCCTTGGAAAGAATCCATGTCAAAAACAGGCAACGGAGCGTAAACCTGATTTGCAACGACACGGGGGCACCTTCCCGATGCCACTCTATCCGACCAATCCTTCCGTCTACTTTGCTCCCAGGACAGGATGGAATCTTGTGACTCAAAAGAAATGGGATAGTCAATACACCACTCATCCTCCATTCCCTCTTTGAGCCATGCGAGTTCATCTGGAGCCGGAACCGCTTTGTCCCCAGACAACAGATTTTCTTCAACACTCTTAGCAACTCGCACATCACGTTCATCACACAATTGCCTAATCATACTGGAGTCGCAACCCCAAATTGACAAATGTGACACCGCTGCTGCTGCGGCTTCCTTGGACCTGACAAGATCAGGCGATCTGCACACGTGGACGCTCTCAGTCTGGTTTCGCAATCCCAGTAGAGAAACGCCTCCACAAAACCTGCGTGCGGGCAGGAGATGATTCCTTC